TTCCTTATAGTAGTCGTTCGTCTGTCTGATCGTAGATTCAGAGTCATTCGCAAGCTCGCTATACGCTTTCTGAGATTCTGCAACAAGGGCAGCTCTGAGGATGTCTACCAACATAAAGTGCGGTAGGCCAGACCTGTCCATAACATCATCTATTACTGCAAGCAGTTCCTTTTCAGCAGACGCTTTTTTCATGCAGTACGTTATCATTGGTGTATCCATTTCTGTCTCCTCTCAAAGTTTTACGACAAGGTATTTCACGTAGCAGACACAGTTCCGTGAACATCTCCATGCCAACCATTTCTGTCGAAATAACCGCATGTGTATTTTGTGTTTCCGGATATCTGAACGATATAAAGCGTACCGGAACTTCCGATTTCAAGGTACATGTCATGCTGGCTTCCAAGTGCGACCTCGTAACCGGAGTTGTAATACGCACTGAGGTCAAGATAGCCACATTGAGCACCGTTGTGCTTTCCAATCAGCATGGAGCTGTCGAGGACCATATCTTCATCTCCATCAGTGGACGTGATTTTTCCTTTGATGTCAGCAGATGTACATGTGAGCTTTCCGTCTGAGGTCATCGACGAATACGTGCTTGTCCACACGATGTTATTCGCCTTCAATCTGATAGTATCGGCACTCTGATCAATAAGTGATTGTGCTTGACTGGACGTTACCCGGAGGCTTATAGCGTCAGCGTTCTGCTTGATCTGCGATTCATAGTACGCACTGCCGTACCCAAGAATCTCAACGTCGGTGATGTAGATAGTCGTGTTGCTAACAGTGTTACGTATGTAAACATAACGGGTTCCTGCAGGAACATTGCTGAAATCGACTTCGAACGTTTTCCACGTGGAACCTATAAATCCGTCATCAGTGAATATTGATTTGGAGCCGATGAGCACTTCTGCGTTCGCTGTTCCAACATCTGCCGTTCTGCAAGCAACCTTAAAGCGAACTTTGACATCCGACACCTTGGGAACTTCAAAAGCGTATCCTGCGTACTGGTTTCCGGAAGACTGGTTCGCAATCGAAAGGCATGACTTTCCGCTATACGTCGTTCTGACGACGTAGCTTTCGTTCGATCTGACCCATCCTTCGTAGTAATCCGACGAGTTCGAGAAATTGGAGTTCGAGCAGTAGTTGTGCTGCATATTTTCATACAGCGATGTTACTGTTGAACGGATAGAATCTGCCTGTACTGTCAGTTCCGACGATACGTCTTCGATCAATTCGGTGAGGTCTCTGAGGACCCGGATATTCGTGACGTAAAGAATCGTACCGGCTGCACCGTTGACAGCAACTGAAATAGTCTTTGACGCTGCCGTGATCTCTAATGCTCTTTGGACAGTATGCATTTCATTTCCGGTGTACGTAGACAAGCTGACAGTCCTGAGGTTCCCGGAGAAACCATATGCAAGCGATGTAGGTCTGAGCGTTGTCAGACCATCGCTATCAAGCGGAAATGCGAAGGTGACTTCAATCAGGTACGTTCCTGCCGGCAGATTTCCGAGGTCCTGGCTGATATAGACTGTCGACGAGCTGTTGAACTGGACCTTGAAGCATGACAAATTCAGGAATTGCGCTTCTGTGACGGATGCACCGTTACCTGTGACAGTGAACGAGCTAATGTCGAGCGTTTCCTGTTCTCCATTCGTGACGTACTCTTTCATGGACATACGCCTTGCTTCCGAGGATGCGTACAGCCTAATCCGGTTCTCTGCGTTCGTGATACTGTTCTCAAGCTCAGTAACAACTTGCTCGTCTCCGTCTGAAATCGCCTGTTCGACTGACGTTCTGTATCCAAGGTCGATACTTGCTGCAGCTATGGAATTTGCGAGGATCATGTTTCCGTTAATCTTGCCATCCATCGTGAGGGCAATTCCGTCAACTGGTCCGTCGTATCCCTGGCTGTAATGAGCAAGACCACCCAAACCCCACCGCCAAAGGTTTACGGCCTCTTCTGGATCGGTGTTGTCTGCAACAATGAACTCGTTAGGCGTATGGATTGCATAACCACCGGTGCAGTATGCATTGAGCATGGCAGTTGCATCTCTGATCGCCTGTTCGAGAATTTCTTTCTTTGTCGGCAGGAGCTGTATGGTCTTTTCCAAATCTCCGGTTGTCTGTGCATTCGATGACGTATAGCTTGCAACGACACTCTCGTTTCCGATTGTGACGGTGTTCTGTTCGTACCTCGTGAGGTATATTCTCATCTTTGTCAACGGAAGCCACACGTCCATTCCGTGAGGCTCGGAGATGCAGTGTATCCTCTTTCCGACTTTGAATCGGTCGAGGTCTTTATTGATAAGTCCAAGATCAACTGCTTTTAGTTCGAGCACAAGCTTTTCGTACTGAACGGTACGAAGATAATTCTCGCCCCAGGCTTTCAGATAGGTAGCGGTGGTTACATCGTCGTTTATTACAGTCTTGAAAATCTTGCCGTACATTGCGATTGCATTATTGTCTGTCACGTAGTCGACACCACCATTGACACTTTCTATCGTTAATCTCTGCTCCTGCAGAGTGGGGTCCTGCTGTTCTTCAGGCAGTCTGTATCCAAGCGGAATAATGCACGTTGCAATGTCTGCAGCGGTTATCGTCTTGGAATAATCGAGCATATTCTTGCCGAACATTATCGGTTGTTCACAGTCGCTGTAATAATCGTAATCAGCGAGATAATCGAGGTATCGAAGGCCGTCCTGCCCCCACCTGATCACGAAATGACCACCTAGCCGGTCGACAAGCTTTTCCTTTAGGCATTTTCTAGTGGTCTCCCAGTTCGAGTATCTGTAAATGGAATTGTTGCTGTCAGTGACGGTAACACGCCCAAGATAGAACTTCTTTCCTTCTTCAACCTGTGCGTTGTGGTTCTCAAGAAGCGTTCCGAGGTACGTGGAAATCGAGACGTTGCGATACACAGCAGGTCTCTGGATGCTGTCGTTAAGGTATCCGAGCTGACCTTCTACGAAAACGTGCTTGGTTCCGTTCATGTCCTCATCGTCGTACAGCACACGCCCTCTGAACACTTCGTCGTCTTCATCCATGACGACGATCTCTGTGGTAAGCTTTTGGACATGTGCGTAGTACGGATGTGTCTTGTACACCCAAAACTCAGCTTGTCCGTTAAGGTTGTCGGCAAGCTCAAAATACGGGCTGCCTACCTGCAACGTTCGCATGCGTGGGTTATGGATGAGATACATGTCGTCCCCGACAAGAGCATAAATCGTATACATTACAGCGAACCTCCTTTAGCAAGCACATCTACAGTGCCGGTCCCACGGAAATACACCGTGTTTGTGCCGTCGGACAACTCGATCTCTTCGAGCATGGTACTGCCGGCAGGAAGGCTGTACACAACATTGTTGAACTTTACATCCATAGCGGAGCTGCATGTGAACGAAACTCCATAGCTGACAGGGTATCCGATGATTTCCTTTCCGACCCACTGGCTAGGGCTGTTAATCGTGAACTCATACTTCTTGTGAATAACTCCGTTTACGAACGAGAACGGGTCCCAAAGCCAATCTCCGTTTTCGGAGGCAACTGCGGTCTTGTACGGATAACATTCGCATGTAATGACGAACTCAGATGTTATGTCGTTAATCTTTGACGTATCTACAGTACATCTTCCTTCGTAGTAATACTCGTTGTCACAGTCAAGGATGATCCGAACCTTTTTTCCGTGTATCTTGTTCGATATCTCGCTTATGAGATCCGCCCATTTCCTATATCCGCAATTTCTTGCGTCAAAAACAAAACGAAGTGTCCGTTTTCCGTACCGGACACTTCCTGTTACAGCTTCAGTAAGATCGAGAACACCATCCATTCCCATGACATCGATTTCAACTAGCTTTGCCCCAGGGCTGCCTATTTCAATCTCTTTCAGCTTCAGCTTCCAGTCATCATACGAGTGATAGTCTCCGAACTTTACTCCGATCACGCCCACTGTTAACCACCTCTTTTCTTGTGTTGGTCAATTCTTGCAAAGTTACGGTCGACAATCGGCGTGGTTGCGTTTCCGATTTCTTCTTTGTCGATTTCTACGTGAGTATGTATCTCTCCGCTTATGCTGACTTCTGCATCTCTGTGGACAAACGCACCTTCATTATCTCTTCCTGCCCTGTACGTTTCTGACGTTCCGGCATCGAACTT